ACAACTCCCAATGGGTATTATACGATGATGGTACAGGCGGGGGAGAAGTAACTGTAAATTCATTAGCGCAACCATTTACAGAATCAATCTCAGCAACAGTAACAGCCGCACAAGTAACCGAAACATCAATAAGCTCAACAGCGCAAGCGTTTACTGAAAGCAATGTCATCAACGTTTCTGCAAACATAACAAGCAGTATATCAGCCACCGCTTTAGCCTTTACAGCATCAATCTCAGCAACGGTTACAGCGCCAGGTGTTAACGACTCAAGTATAAATTCATTCGCGCAAGCTTTTACTGAATCAAATAATGTTACAGTATTTAGCAATCTAAGTGCTAATATACAATCACAAGCACAAGCTTTTACGGAATCAATTAACGCTGTAAGATTAATCGGCATAGACACAAGCATATCAGCAGCAGCACCAGCGTTCATTGAGAGCTTATTAATTCAAACACCAACGCTATGGACAGATAGAGCGCAACCAATAAATAACTGGCAAGACCAAACGCAACCTTCAAATAACTGGCAAGATAGAGGATAGAAAAATGGGACAGGCATCAACAGAAACACGAAACGCAGCACTTGACGCAGCTAACGCGCTCTTAAATGGTGGGGAGGTTGAAATTAGAACAGGCTCACCTGCTGCTATTAACTCAGCACCGAGCGGCACAGTATTAGCAACGTTTACATTGCCTGCAACAGCATTTCAAGCAGCCGCTAGTGGCACAAGTGCAGCAAACTTACCTAGTGATGTAACAGCAAGCGCAACAGGTACAGCAGGCCACTACGTAGCGCTAACATCAGGTGGTGCGGCAAGACGTAACGGCGTGGTCGGTGTTGAAATGACAATAAGCAGTACATCAATTACCACCGGCGATACTATATCAATGACAGCGTTTAACTACGCGCAAGCCGAAGGTACAAACTAAGTAACCATCGAATAACCTTAAGGACTCGATAAAATGAAAAAAATAGGCCGCGGTCAACCCACCGTAATGACTGAAAGTGTCCTCCAATTATTGAGAGAGGCTTTTACGTGGGGGTGTACAGATTCAGAAGCTTGCTGTTATGCTGATATATCAACTTCCACTTTATATAATTATTGTGTAGCAAACCCAGATTACTTGGAGCTAAAGAGAAACCTTAAGGATATGCCTACCGTAAAGGCGCGCAAAGTCATTAACAAAGCACTAGACGACGACGACATAAACACCGCACATAAGGTAATTGACCGCAAAGAAGGCTCTAAGGTTATTACTGCAACAGTGGAGATAACGCAAGAACAATGGCTAGATTCTCTTGAGTGATAAGCGCTTACAGTTAAAAAATGATTTTAGTTTTTACGCTAGAAATTGTTTGCAAATAAGAACAAAGGGTAAGGGCTTGCAATTGTTTTCCCTTAACTCAGCGCAAGAATATATTCACGATAAGCTAGAAAAGCAGATACAAGACACTGGCAAAGTAAGAGCCATAATATTAAAGGGTAGACAACAAGGTGCAAGTACCTATGTTGGCGGTAGATTTATCCACAAGGTTACGCACAACAAAGGTGTAAGAGCTTTCATACTTACGCATGATGGCGAATCTACCAACGCGCTATTTGAAATGACAGAGCGCTATTACGATAATTTGCCTAGCTTTGTTAAGCCGGTGGCAGGTACAGCCAATGCAAAAGAATTGCACTTTAATGGCATAGACTCAGGTTACAAGATAGGAACAGCAGGTAACAAGGCGGTAGGGCGCGGTCAAACTCTGCAATACTTTCACGGCTCAGAGGTTGCGTTTTGGATGAACGCAAGTGAACACACAAAAGGTATAATGCAGGCTGTACCAGATGCACCAGGTACGGAAGTTATATGGGAAAGCACTGCTAATGGCGTGGGTAACTTCTTTCATCAGCAGTGGAAGGCAGCAGAGAAGGGGTTATCTGAATTTATAGCGATATTTGTTCCGTGGTATTGGCAATCTGAGTATAGGAAAGATACGCCAGAAGGTTTTACGCTTGATAATGACGAAGAAACCATTGCAAATTATTACAAGCTTGATCCAAATCAGATGTATTGGCGGAGAATTAAAATAATTGAGCTTACCACCGACGGGATAGACGGCGAGAAAGCGTTTAAGCAAGAATATCCGATGAATGCAGCCGAAGCTTTTCAAGTATCAGGCGGTGATGGTCTTATTACATCTAACCATTGCATAAAAGCAAGGCGAGAAACGGTTATAGGCTCAGGCTCTTACGTCGTAGGTGTTGACCCCTCAAGAGGCGGTGACAGGTTTGCAATAGTTAAGCGTCACGGTAGGCTAATGTTTGGGATGGAGGCGTACAAAGGCGATGAATGCGATTCATTAGGTAAGAATGTTGCTATATGCAAAAAGATACTAGATACGGTTGACCCTGTTACTGGTAAAGTGCCCGACATGATGTTTATTGATTACGGCTCAGGTGCCGACTTAGTTGATAGACTCCACGAACTTGGATATAAAGGTAGGGTAAAATCTGTTCATTTTGGTTCGACGCCTCTTAATCCAGAAAAGTATACAAATAAAAGAAATGAGATTTGGCAAGAATTATCTGATTGGCTAGTAGATGAGTCATTGCCTGTTCAAATACCAGATGATGATGAAATGCAAGCCGACCTATGTGCAAGTCCTTTTAGTTATGACAGTAAAGACAGGCGGGTGCTATGGCGCAAGGAAAGAATAAAAGAAAAGTACGGTTTCAGCCCGGATTACGGAGACGCCGCCGCGTTAACTTTTGCCGAGCCTGTACGAACTGACAAGGTAAAACGAAAGTTGGTCTATAAAGGCTCGCCAATTATCTAAACCGATTAGATAACACATTTTTGATTAATAAAAACGATTAGCGTATTATATGCGTATATTCACAAAAGGTTTCAAACAATGCAAAAGATGACAGACAGCGAACTAGTAAGCGTTATCATGCAGGCGAAAGAGGACGCCGCTGTTTACAATGGCGAGTTCATGCGTGAGAACGAGAAGTATCTATCAGGCTATTTGGCCCAAAAGAACTTTGAGTTTAAAGCCACTGCTGACCAGTCTAGTGTTGTATCGACTGACATATTTGACGTTGTAGAAGCTGATATGCCAAGCCTGGCGCGCGTATTTTTAGGTGCCGGTGAGATAATGTCATTCACGGCAAACACTGAAAACGAAGCCGAGCTGCAAGAGGCAAAAGACAAAACCAAGTTTGTAAACTGGCTCGTGCGGAATCAATCAGATTCATACAAAATACAAATAGATTGGCTAAAAGACGCAGAAATACAAAAGTGCGGTGTGGTCAAATATTACTATGAAGAATCAAAAGACGTTGAAGAGGTAGAGTTTACCGGAGTAGACCAGCAAGAAATTGTAGAGATTATTGAAAGCCTGCGCGGTGCCGATGTAGACAAGGTTGAAGTATCAGAGCAAGAAGAAGACGAATTACTAGAAGTATTTGATGTTAAGTTTAGAGTCACCAGGCTTAATAAAAGCGTTAAGATTATGAATATTCCTAGCGAGTCATTCTTAATCACTAAAAACGCAACAAGCAAGCATGATGCTGATTTGATTGGCGACGTATCATACAGAACAAGAAGCGAGCTATTAGCAGATGGATTCCCAAGAAAGTTAATAGAGCAGCTACCCGCTTACGGTGACGAAGACCACCACAACTCACAAATAGAACAGATAAGAAACCGTGACCAGGGCGGCGACATTGGAAGTGTATCAATAAACAATTGGGCGTCACAGAAGGTACAAATATACGACCTATACGCTAAGATTGACTTTGACGGTGACGGTATAGCAGAAGACCGCCACATTATGATTAGTGGTAATAAGATACTTGTTAACGACTACTTTAACCACCGGCCATACGCGATGTTATCGGCAATACCAGTGCCACACAGGGCTATTGGCAGAAGTCGCGCAGAGGTTACTTATCAGACTCAGCTAGAAAAGACAGCGCTTAAGCGTAGCCTGCTTGATAATATTTATCATTCTAATGCACCGCGCAACGTAGTGCATCCCGACGTCGACCTAGATGATATGTTAACGATGCGTCAAAATGGCATCATAAGACTTGATGACGATTCAACCGTATTACCTCAGAACGCTGTATTCCCGCTCGTAACACAATACACAGGCGATAAAACCTTACAAGTAATCCAATACGTTGACCAATCAAGAGCTAACAGCACCGGCGCATTAATGAGTTCACAAGGTCTTGACGCTGATGCAATAGCTAAAGAAACCGCGACTAGGTTTACCGGCACCGAAAAGGCCGGTAGTGCTAAGATTGAATTGATAGCAAGAAATTATGCAGAAACAGGCTATCGTGATTTATTTCAGGGTATAGCATGGCTTGCTTCACGCTACCAAAATGCGGAAGTAGAGTTTTCTGTACTAGGCAAGGCGATGAAAGTTAACCCGGCCAAGTGGAAGTATAACCACAGCGTTACCACTAACGTAGGGCTAGGTGCAGGCAACAACGAAGCGTTAGTTAGTGCGTTGCAAGGCATCTATCAGATACAGCAACAGCTGAAGGCTCAAGGCTCTACACTGGTCGATGACGTTGATATTTACAACACGCTCAAACGGATTACTGACGGGCTAGGCTTGCCAAGAGTAGACGAGCTATTTAACAACCCAGAAGAGCCAGACGACTTACTTAAGGCGCAAAATGAACAACTTAATCAAATGGTTTTGACGCTACAAGAACAAGTGCAAGCCATGCAAAACCCACTTGCAGAAAGCGAGCAGATAAAGGCCGAAGCTAGTTTAGTTAAAGCGCAAGGTGACGCACAAGTTAAGTTGATGGAAATGCAGCAGAAGCAAGACCAGTTCATGCGCGAAATGCAACGTAAGCAAGAAGAGCAAGATAACAAAATGGCTCTAGAACTTACAAAGCTTGAGCAGTCAACTGGAAAGCAATTAGATGCGGAACTACAAAGCAACATGCTAGTATTTGACCCAACCACAGGAGACTTTGCTTAATGCAAACGGTTGAGATTAAAGGAGTAGGTAAGGCTCAATTTCCTGATGACATGAGTCGGGATAATATGCGAGACTTCCTTAGGTTAAAATTCTCTCAGCCTAGCGTTATGAGCGAGAATGTACAAGACGCGCTTACACCCATTGCAAACAAGGTTGAGCCGACAACGCCTACATTCATTGAAAACGTAGGTCAAAATGTAAGTGATGCCTTATTCGACAGTGGCATAGTTTCTGACAGATTTGGCGCCCAAAGAATAGGCGGTAACATTGCGTCAATAGGTGAGTTTTTACCCGGTATTGGTGATGCTGCTGCTGGTGATGATTTTGGAAGGGCGGCCGCAACAGGTGACTTGTTAGGCGCAGGTTTAGCAGCGGCGGGGACTATTCCTATTGCGGGTGATTTACTTAATAAAGCAGCCGGTGGCATAGCAAAGCTAGATAGTTCAATACTTAGAGCTATGGATAATAAAAAACTAGTTGTAGCCACTGTAAAAGAAAACACTGAAAATATAGCAAGGGGTATTGAAGACCCTGTAATCCTAGAAAGAATGGCAATATATCAAAATTCAACTGGGAAAAATCCAGTTCTTCAATTTACCAATGCTAGAGGAACCTCTTTTGTAGGGCTTGATGGAACTGTTACTAAGATAGGTAATAATGGGAATGTTTCTGAGGTTTTTGAGCAAGATGCTAGAGCTTTTATGGAAAATAGAGCGTTAAGAGGTAATAAAAAAAGGATTGATAGCCAAAAAACGCCTGAGCAAATAGAGATTGAAGACGCAGAGTTTAAAAAGCGCAGACAAGAACAAATAATAGAATTAAGAACGGAGGGAGAAAAAACCTATAAGATGCAACATACAGCGCCTTTAAGAGGTGATAACCCAAGCGGTGACGATGTTACATCTATATTTGGTGAAGATATATATTCAATTAATGCTGTTAGATTTTACGGTGGCGGTGCTAGGTATGATCAAAAGGCGGCCAACATAATACAAAGTATGCGTGGCAAGCCTGACAAGCAAATAACAATATACCGAGCAGTTCCGAAGTCAGTTAAAACTATAAACCCTACTGATTGGGTATCGACTACAAAAGAATATGCACAAGACCATATGGCTGGTGAAACTAACTGGCATGTATTAAGCAAAAAAGTTAGAGCAAAAGATATTGCCACTGATGGTAATTCTTTACATGAATTTGGGTATGACCCTGTTAAGGATTGATTAATGAACAAAACACAACAACTAAGAGCGCAACAAGAACGCGCAAGAGTAGCTCAAGAGTTACTTGATAATCCTATATTTCAAGAAGCGTTTATCAAAATTAAAGGCGATTTGTTTATTGAGTTTAACAGTGCAAAGTTAAGCGATGACGAAAAGCGTATCGATGTATGGCGACAATCTCAGATACTAGATAAGTTTGAGCGTAATTTTATCAGTATTGTAAAAACTGGGAAAACTGCTACAATCGCGTTAGAGCAATCGGAAAAACCGATTAGAAATGTTATTTAACCGTTGAACAACCTATTAGGAATCAACAAATGCTAGATATACCAGCAGGCGGCCTGACAGTAAGTGAAGCCGCTTCAAGATTTAAAACGTCCCAAGCTAAGAACTCACCAGTTGAGCAACCTAAGCCTAATGATGTTGTTAACGTGTCTGACGACACACCTGACCCGGTAGAAAGTGACGAGCCAGAGCTAGAAAGCAAAGGCGAAGAGCTAGAAACCGAAGAATCCGAACCTGTACAAGTTGACGAGTCAACCACAACTGATGAAGCAGACGACCTTTTTTACGACCTAGACGGTGAAGAAGTAAGCGCGAGCCAACTCAAAGAATGGAAAGCTGGTCACATGATGCAAGCGGATTATACGCGCAAGACTCAAGCACATGCTGATGAAGTAAAGCAGTTCAAAGCCAAACAACAAGACTTTGACGCTAAACAGGCCCAGCTTGCAGAGAAATTAGCCGAGTTTGAAGCACTAAGCACAACCGATGTGTTAAGCGCAGAGGACTTGGCCGACTTGCGAGAGTATGAGCCAGAAAAATACATCGAGTATGTTGAAGGTAAGCAGAAACGCGAAAAGCTTATTTCAGAATCTAAAACCTTGACAGCTAAACAAGGCGGTGATTTTGAGAAAGAGTACAGCGGGTTTGTAAGCGCTCAATCAGGTTGGTTAGAAAATAATCAGCCTACGCCAAAAGCTAAAGCAGACATTGCCGTGATGACAAAGTATGCAGACGCTAACGGCTTTACTCACGATGATTTAAAAGGCATGAAAAGTCATCATTTTAGCGCATTGCTAGACGCTGCAAAGTATAACGCAAGCAAAAGCAAAGCCGATGTAATGACTAAGCAGGTGCGTAAAGCGCCACCGATAACAAAGCCAAGGCAACAGGCAACAACTACTTTACAGACGCAAATACAAGCGGCTAAAGATACCTTAAAACGTACTGGTAAAGTGGAAGATGCGGTTAAGCTGGCTAGTTTATCGAGACAACTTAACAACTAATTAGAGGACGCCTAACATGGCTGAAATTACTACCTATGATGCGATTGGTAACCGTGAAGACTTAGCGGATATGATTTGGAACATATCACCCACAGCAACGCCATTTTTGTCTGCAATAGCGCGTAACACCGCAACGGCGACTAATCACGAGTGGCAAACTGATTCACTCGCGACCCCGGCAAATAACGCAACCATTGAGGGTGCATCGGCAACTGATACAACCTTAGTACCTACCGTTCGTTTGGGTAACTTAACGCAAATATCGAGCAAAGTGCCTAGCGTGTCACGTACACAGCGACAGGTTGACAGCGCTGGGCGTGCGGATGAAATGACTTACCAGATTATGAAGATGGGTAAGGAATTGAAAAACGATATTGAATTTGCGGTATTAGCCAACAAAGCTAAAGTGGTCGGAAATAGTTCAAGCACTGCCAGACAGTGTGCCGGCTTGCCAACTTACATCGCTGACAACCTAAGTTTAGGCGCAAGCGGTTCTGCACCTAACGGGACTGGTAGCAATACCATGACCGAAGGCACCGCAAGAGCATTAACCGAAGCTATGCTTAAAAGTGTTTTGCAGCAATGCTGGGATGAAGGCGGCGATCCTAATATCATTATGGCGGGTTCGTTCAACAAGCAAGCTATGTCTGCATTCGTTGGCGGTGGCACCAGTGGCCCTGCTCAACGTGTAGTGGATGGCACTAGTAAGTCTGTAACGGCGGCTATTGATGTATATGTGTCTGACTTTGGTTCACTGACAGTCGTGCCAGCGCGTCACCAAGACCAGTCAATGCTTTATGTGTTAGAAACTGACAAATGGAAACTAGCCGAGCTATCGCCTATCACTTCAACGCCGCTTGCTAAAACAGGTGACTTTGACCGTGAATTGCTGAATGCTGAATATACGTTAGAAGCTTGTAACGCTAAGTCTAGCGGTATTGTAGCGGCTCTAACCGTAGCTTAACCAATCAAAGGGGTGTAACAACCCCTTTTTACTTTAGGTGATAAAATGAAACCAAAAACACCAATTACAAAGCCCACAAAAAAGCGCGTAGATGTATTTGAGCGCGTATATTTTGACAAAGACGAAGTAAGGTTTAACGTCGGTGATGAATGCTTAGTTGAATGCATTGATGAGCTAGAAAGGCTAACCGAAATAGGCGTTATTAAGTCAACGTTTAAGACGGTATAATATGCGAGTTATTGAAACCGATGTTTACACTGGCATTACTGAGCAGATTGATATTAAAAACGGTCATACTCAGATAAAAACGGTACAAAACATTGATGACACATTGGATGTAAATAACGCAGACCGAAATAACAGCGGGGCAGGCTGGAAAGGTGAAATGCACCATGTTGCCAGAATACCTATGCTTATGATCCAACAGTGGAACAACGAGCTAAAAGCTCAAGGCGCGCATGACACAAACATCATGTCAGCAAACAACAAAAAGCGATTCATAGCAAAGCTAAACGATTACAACTTTTCTAAACTTCGGACAAAAACAGGTAGAATATAAATGGCAATTACGAACTATGATGAGCTAAGCAAAGCAATTGTTAAATGGTCACATAGAGAGGACTTGCTAACGCTTATACCTGACTTTATTATGCTTGCAGAGGATGCAATGTATGACAATGAAGTAGAGTCGCTTAGATTGCGTTCTATGGAGTTTACTAGCACAACTGCAACGACAGGTAGAGTCATCGCATTACCTGATGATTTTGAATACTCAAGAAGTACTCGTTTAACTGTTAATGGCGGCGAGGTGAAATACGTTACGCCAGAAGGTTTAAATAGTGTAACCGGCACGGGCAAGCCAATATTTTTTACAATAGTTGGCAATACTATTGAGTTTGATATAACGCCAGACATGGAATATACGTTACAACTACAGTATTTCAGAAAAGCACCGAAGCTTACTCAGGCAAACCCAACAAACGACATTCTTACTAATCATCCGGGCATTTACTTAAACGGTGCCTTGCTTGAGGTTGCTATCTACACATTGGACTTTGACCAGCAGCAAGTATTTAAGCAACGCTTTATGAATGGTATCAAAGGCGCAAACAAAGCTGATAAGAAAGGCCGCTACGGTAATTCACCAACGATTAAAATTGACGGTGGTATGCGCCCATGAAGTTTCAAACGATACCTGTGCAAGTTACAGGCCCGACTTATCAAACTAGAAGTAGGCCGTTATCAAGTCAAAGTTCTATTAATTGGTATCCAAAGTCGCTACCACTAGCTAAAGATGAATTTGTCTTAATGCCCTTCCCTGGCGCTAAATTTAATAAATCATTTGGTTCCGTACAAGGTGGTTTTGATAGAGGTTTCCAGTATATTGGCGATTCTGTTTTCGTAGTTAATCGCAATACTCTTTATGAATTTAGTGGTGACGACATATCAGTTAGGGGTGGAGTTAATAGTATAGCCGGTACTGATAGGTGCATTTTAGCGGGTGATGGTGAAAATGTTTTTATTGTGTCTAACACCGGCGTATATTGGTATAACGGATCAGTAATACAGGTGCTAACAGACCCAAATATTGTAGGGTCTGTTTCAGTTGACTTTATAAACAATCAGTTTATTTACACTAAGCCTAATTTTACATCAATATCAAACGTCGGTGATGGTACAACGGTTAATCCATTAAACGTAATCGGCGAAGAAACAGATCCCGATTCACTTGTAAGAGACTTTGTTTATGATGAAATAATTTATAGGTTTGGAACGCGCTCAACTGTGGCATGGTATAACAGCGGTGTCGGTAACCCACCTATTGAAAAGCTACAAGGCCGTATATTTCAAGTTGGCTTAGGCGCTATTCACTCAGTAGCTAGAACAGACGAAGCGATGTATTGGCTAGGCGATGATTACAGAGTTTATCGTACATCAGCAGGCTCTAAGCAAACAGTAAGCACAGAGCCATTGAGCGCTGAATTTGCAAGTTATGCAAAGCAATCGGTAGATATGGTGAAGGACGCTCAAGGCTCAACTATAACTATGGACGGTAACAATTTTTATATACTGACGTTTCCAACTGCTAACAAAACCTTTATTTTAAATGAAAGCCTCGGCCCATTAGGATGGTCGCAAATATCATCAGAGCCAGAGCAAGGGCGTTATTTAGGTAGTAGCTATTTTTATTATGACGGTAAACAGTATTTAACTCACTTTGATAATGGTGGATTGTTTGTATTAGATTTTGATTGGTATTATAACGGAGGCATTGATGTTATGCGAAGAGAGCGTATAACAAATAGCGTTAACGGTGACTTGTTGGGTGCCAAAGGCAAGCGTGTTCAAATGTCAAAAGCCAAATTTATTATGGAAACCGGGGTCGGTTTAATGGCAAACACTATTGGCGGTGGAGAAAATCCGAGAATAATGATTGAACATTCAGACGATGGGGGCAGAACTTGGAAGCATGGCGCATGGCCTAAAGTGGGCAGATTAGGTGAGTTTACTCTGCAAGTTGAGTATTATAACTTAGGCACATTCTTTGACAGAATATTTAGGATTAGCACAAGCGACCCTGTTAGTTACACTATATATTCTGCAACAATCGACCTAAGAAGGTCTAGCAGCTTATGAGTAGACCAATTAACCCACCTCAACAACTTAGAACACCTAATCAGTTCTTAAATGATAGCGACGCGGTGCAGTTCTTTGACCAACAAAGAATAATACTTGATCAGTTGAGAAACAATGTAATTGAAATAAACAAGGTTATTGATGTTATCACGCAAAGACTAGACGCGCTTGAAAACCCATAAGCTAATAGTAAAGCCGACGCTTAATAAATCCGATATAGAAAAGGTTTTATTGCACCCTGATATTTACGATACTATTACAGATGACCACTGCCCGAGCGCAAGCGATTTTGTTTTACCGTTGACAAATGATTATCTGTATATCGGTGGGTACGTAAAAGGTGATATAATAGCCGTAATGGTTTATCATACGTACAAAGACGGTGATAAGTTGCACATACAAGTTTTACCAGAGTATAGAAAGCGGTATGCTCAACAATTTGCAGAACAAGCGCTTACATTTAAACGCACTCTACATTTATATGCTGAAATACCAAGCCTTTACAAGAATGTTTTAGACTTTGCTAAGTCATTTGGGTTTGAAGTTTCAGAGATTAAAGTTTGTGATTACGTTAAAAATAATCACAAATACGACACATATATAATGAGGTTTAAAGATGGGATTTGTTCGTGATTTAACAGGTAAAACAGCCGCAAACAGAGCAGGGCAAGCCGGTGACATTCAATCACAAGCGGCCCTTGACGCCTCACAACTACAAGTGCAAGCAGGCCGAGACGCAAGCGCTTTACTAGACCCATTCGCAGGCATAGGCCAACAAGGATTAGAACAGTCAAATTTCTTAACAGACCCGCAAGCACAATTCGACTTCTTGCAAAACAATCCACTATTTCAAATGGGCCTTGATAACGCTAACCAACAAACGCTAGGTTTAGCGGCTAGTCGTGGGCGCTTATCAGCCGGTGATACATTGCAACAGCTTACTAACAATTCACTGCTTGCTGCACAACCACTAATCAACGACCAGAAAAACAGTATTGGCAACCTATTAAACTTCGGCTCAACAACTGCGGCCAATCAAGGTAACCTGTTATTAGGTCAAGGCACAGCTGCAGCCGGCGGCATAACCAATTCAGCAGCAGCTCAAGCGGCCGGTATGGTTGGAGAAGCGAATGCACGAGGGCAGGCTGCACAAAACATATTTGACATTGGCGGTAAAGTAGCCGGTTTCTTTTCTGACCCAAAACTAAAATCTAACATTGAAATTGTCGGCGTTGAAAATGGGTTTAATATTTACTCGTGGGTTTGGAATGAATTAGCTAACAAAATAGGCTTGTTCGGAGAATCAAAAGGGGTTATGGCTGACCAAGTTAAACAGGTAAGGCCCGAAGCAGTGAGCGTTATTAACGGTTATATGCACGTCAATTACAGCATGATAGGGGTTTCAGTATGATTGATCCTAGAATTAGTTTAGCCGCACAAGCACCTAACCTGCAAACATCAATGGATTTATTCGACCGCGGTTTAGATAGCATACAACGCAGGCGCATGAACGCTCAAACCATGCAGCAAAGCGCGGCTATGGCACCGTTACAAATGCAACAGGCGCAAGACACTAATGCTATTAACGCTCAAGCGATACAGCAAAATAATCAAGCCGCCCAACGCTTAACGGCTGACCAGAACCTACAATCAATTGTAGCATTCTCACCTACGTTAAAGCCTTTTTTACAATCAGGTGATAACTTAGGCGCGTTACGTGTATTGCAAACCAGAAAGCAACAACTAGCATCGCAAGGGCGAGACTTTAGCGACACTGACGAAGCTATAAACGAAATAACAAACGGCAACCCTGATAGCGTTTTACAGTCTTTGAATGTCGCAGAGGTTGAAGCTCAGCAGCGTGGATTGATGGGTAGTGCAAATCTAACAGCAGGCCAAAGGCAATTTAACTCAATGGTTGAGGGCTTTACGCCAGAAGAAAGAATGCAAGCTCAGTTGGTATCGGCCGGGTTAGCTCCTAGAGCGGCAAGCTCATCTACTGAGCGCATAGCTCAGAATCAAAGTTTGGGTGGAATGGTAGCAAGCCAAGCGCAAACTACAGCGGCGGCAACAGAAACCGGCAAGCTTACTGCTCAATTAAAACTTAAACCCGAAGTTGAAGCGGCCGTTGCAAGAACACTTGCTAATGTTAAGGCTATGGCTCTTGACAAGACTACAGCAAGGTCTAATCAAAAAGCCTATGCAACTTACCAAGCTGGCCTTGAAGGTTTAGCAGATGCCCTAGCAGACGCAAATACAGGTGTTATAAGCGGCACCATGTTTGCATTGACCGATAACAACAGAATTGCAAAGGGCGCGGGTGCGGTAATGCTGCCAATTATGAAGGCAATGTTTAGGGGTGCCGGTGAAGGTACATTTACCGATAAAGACCAAGAAGTACTTGAAAATATGCTACCCACTACTAGCGACTCGCCAGCGGTTGCAAAATCAAAGCTTAGGTTAATGGACGTTATTATTCAATCCAAAATAGGGCCAAGGCCAGAACAAGCAACTCAACAAAATACGCCAGCGCCACAAGCGCAACAAGCGGCACCTCAGCAACCGCAGCAGCAAATTGATGTAACAACGCTAACCGATGCAGACATTGAAAACCTTACAGACGAGCAATTAAACGCTCTATTGGGGCAGTAATGGCTACAAGAGCAGAGTTAATACAGCAGCTTAAAGACCGACGTTTAGCAATTAAAAAAGAGCGGCTAAAAAGATTGATTGCGTCAGGCGAAATAAGAAACCCGCGCACAACGCAGCAAAACGCCAGTGAATTATTAAGCTCTACTGCCCAGCCGGTTGATACCAGTAACGTAGGCGCTTTAGGTTCGGCGGCGGTAGGCTTTAGTGAAGGCGTTAGGGATGTTGGCCGTGGTATTGGTGTTATTGGACAGCCCAGCAGAGAGCAAAGCAGATTTGTTGAACAACTTGAAGAAGACAGGCCAATTAGCTCAACAGTTGGTAGAATTAGCGGTCAGGTTGCACCGTTTATATTACCTGGTGCAGCAGTTGGCAGCATAGCAACAATACCCGCTAGAGCATTAGCGGCTACAGGATTAGGAGCGGTAGAAGGTGGAATACTCACAAGAGGTCAAGGTGGCAGCACAGAAGAAACGGCTCAAGGCGCGCTATTGGGCGGTACTATCGCGGGTGGCTTGGAGTTACTTCTCCCTCGTGTCGGTCGCATTGGCCGTAAAGTTTTTAATCGTTTCATAGACGATCCTAAAACAATACTAAGTGCAGATGGATTGCCGACGGCGGCTTTTCAAAAAGCACTAGATGATGCGGGTCTATCTTTTGATGACGTAGCCGAGCAATCACAAAGACTGTTAGCAACAGATAACATTGAAGATGCAACACAGATTGCAAGGCGTACTTTTTTAGAAGAGCAAGGGCTAGTACCTACTCGCGCCCAAGTGACGCAAGATGTGACTGACTTTCAAAATCAACAAGAACTATTTAAAACGTCCGGCGCAGTACGTGAAGCAATAGACGGTCAAGGCGCAACAATAGCGCGTAGGTTTGATAATGCCATTGTATCAACAGGTGGTAGTGCTAATCCTTCATCAAGCGTAGTGTTCGACTTTATAGCAGACCAAGCCATTGACCAAGATGCAGCGATAACAGGCGCATACAAGACCGCAAGAGAGCTTGCAGGCGATGGGCAAGTTGTTAGGTTATCAGGCTTAACAAAGGCGCTTAGTGACAAAGCCGGGTCTGACCGGATAACCGGCGGCTTAATTAGCTCAACAAAAGATATATTGAGAGCCAAGGGTGTTTTGCCAAACAAGGGATTTAAGGTGCAAGGTAGAATATCACCAAAGGTTGCAGAAGAAGTAAGAATTGAATTAAATTCACTTTATGACTCGCTCACACCTAAAGGCCGCTCTGACTTAAGAGACTTTAAAAACGCGATTGATTTAGACGTACAGGCGGCGGTAGGTAAGGACGTATTTAAAGACGCTAGAAAAATGAAAGCTGAATTTGAGCGCTCATTGCGTAGGTCTAAAGTCAATAAATTTGACAAGCGTAACTTTGATTTAGTGCGCGATATTCTTGATAATAAAATAAACCCGGACAGATTTCTACAAGATGCGGTCATATCAAACCGCGTGAGGTCAACCGACCTTGAGCAACTTAAGCGATACTTGCTTGATAATGATGGCGGCAATCAAGCGTGGGACTCATTACGCGCCGAAGCTATGACTAATATACGCAACAATGCCGTTAGAGAAGTCAGTGGTGACCCTGCAATGACTAGGTCATCAATCGACTCAGCATTAAACAGTATAGGGAAGGACAAATTAAGAGTCTTATTCTCACCAGCAGAGCGTAAATTCTTAGATAATATGCAAAAGGTTGCTAAAATAACAGAGCCTAAAAGAGCCACTGCATTAGGTAAAGGTCCAAGCGCGCAAGCAGTGAAAGAGTTAAGTGATCAACTTTCAAGAAACCCCGCTTTAAACATAATATGGGGCGGTGTTGCAGAGGCTATTTCGTCACGCCAAGCAATGAGAGCAATCACAGCGCCTAAACAGTTAACATTAAAACCTAGCAATCTAGCAACCGTAGCAACTCCGGCATTAATTGCGCCAGTAGCAACCGCACAACAAAAGGACGACCAATAATGTCACTATCACCAGTATCATACATTGCACCCAACTACCGTGATTATCAGGGATGGTGGCTTAAAGCTTACGTTGCATCAACGACAACGCCGAAAGCTATATCATTAGACGCAAGCGGAAACGTACAAGTTGCTAAGTTACAGCTAAACGCTAACGGGTTTATAGTTTCAGCCGGTGGAGCGATTGTAACGCCCTACATTGCCGGTATTTATGACGCTTATTTATTCCCTAACGAAGAATCAGCAGATAACAATAACACGACTAATGCAATACGTGTGGCTAATAATATTATCCCGCTTACAGGTGAATTTGCAGATGTTGTAATTTATGTAAAAAGTGTGGCGGCAATACCAGAAGTAAATTCAGTTTTAAGGCCTCAGATTATGGTGGAAAACTACCACTTAAACGTAATTGGAGGGGGTGGGGTTTTTTATTGGGATGCTGGAAAGAATAAAAATACCCATAACGGCGGTACAGTTATTGACCCTGATAAGACCTTTCCTACAAGCTGGGCTAATCAAAGTGAGGTGATTTCTTGGTTTGCTGCGGGTTCTGGCTTGGGGTGTTGGGTCAGGCAATACGAAGGCCTTGTTAGCGTTAATTGGTTTGGAGCAGTTGGTAACTGTGTCACTAATACCACTGTAGGAAACACAAACTATAACCCCGCAACTTCAAACGGTTACGATAATACACTTAGCTTTCAGAAAGCAATAGATGTTGCTACAGCCTTAAAAACATCAGTAACCGTAGAGGATTCTGTTAATTGGTATAAAATAGTAAGTGCTATAACAGTGACGTGTGGCCTATCAGGAGGGACGCAACAAGGTTCTAAATTAAAATTTCCTGACCTTGGTACATCTTTTAGATCGACTTATGCTTTTGAAATAGTTGATGCAAAATATGCGATATTTTCTAACTTCTCATTTGACGGGACTGTTTCTGCTGACCCGGAAGTTTGGACAAATAATTACGATAATTTTACTGGCCGGCGTGGTATACGATCATATGGGACTAGCGACCGCCAAGAATTTAAAAATATAACTATTACAAATGTAAATAATGGCATCGGTTTTTATGGTGGGCCAGAAACAGTAATTATTAATAATATAAATATATCAAGATGTAGGGGTAACTTCGGGGATGGCATTTATATGTCAGGCGGGAAACAGAGTTGTAAGATAACAAACTGCGCCGTATCAGACTTTACAAGAATAGGTTTAGTACAAGACTCACCAGATGGCGGTATTATACAAGATAACGTAGTTGAAAATTGTTACTTTACTAACGGTCATGACAGTTCAGTGTTGCATGGCGGGGGTGAGTTCAATTCGGGGATTTGGTTAGAGCAAACAGCAAGAAGCGTAATTAGGAACTGTACGTCATATGATACTGGTGCCAGAGGGTTTGTGGTGACAACTGGTGGTAGGGCTTTAGAGATTGCTGGTTACACAGAATGTTACAGCTTGATTGATGGTTGCATAGCAGAAGACTGCGGGAGCGGTTTTGTGACATCTCAACTTGGAACCTTACCAGCAAATCACAGAGTCACTAATTGCACAAGCTTAAACTGTCAAACTGATGATATAACGGGTGATTGTAAAGATGGCACTTTAAATGTTTACATCGATAATTTCTATTCAGAGCACTTTTTTACACAGTCACAGTCAAGAGTATTTAATTTTTCATCAGACAGGGCTAATGGCGTAATAAGGATAGTTATAGATGGCGCAAAAATTAAGTCAGACTTCGATCCTGCAACTTTTAATTTTAACTCAAACAATGGACATATAGCAACATTTTCAAACTCAGGTATAATAAACTACAACGTCAGCAACCTTGTTGACGATAACGGTGTACTTCTTAATTTAAATCACGGCCCCTTTTCAGGTGTTTTTGTAATTCAAGACACTCCTAATCTTTATGTGAACTCTGTTAAATCTAAAGAGTTAAATATATTAAGGTGTGGTGTTAATCGGTTATTGAGTGTAGCTGGCACAAAGTTTTATGCAGGTAATTCGGTGTTTAATAGTGGGCTTAGCCTGACTACAAATACTGATATTGTTTTTGACTACTGTACTTTTAATGTGCCTGATGATGGTAGGGTTTGGATTTCAAACAATAATGCATCGATAAACGAACCTAATGCTATTGTAGCGAGATTTAGTAATTGTAATTTTTACAAAAATTATTTAGGGTCAACGCCTTACTCTATTCAATTTTCAACTAAAGCTAACCCGAATACAACAGGAATTGTTTTGTCTAACAATATATTTTACAACACAAGCAATGATGGTGATGGCGGCTATCCGATTTTCTTTAATGCAGGGTTTGCTCATTTTTTAGGTATGAATTACTTAGACAATACCGTCGAATTTACTTCTAGATCAGGTACTAATAATTCAACGGCAACTACTAACATGACAAAGTTAGCACTTCAATAAAAACGTAAGCCAAGGACTGCTCTATGAGATCAAGAAGCTAGAAGTTCCGTTTACTCTTAGGTCAGATTGAAATAGTAAATTAAATAAGGTAAATATTATGCCAGTATCAAAACGCAAGCCACCACCTAGACAAAACAGCAAGAATCCACCGGCCAAGAAAAAAAGCAAGAAGAGTATGTATGGATAAAATCCTTATAGTCTTACTCGCTTATGTGGGCGTTTCGTTTATAAACTTTATTGACCTTGAGTACCAGAGTCATTATTTCTTAGCATGCGCCTTTTATTTTTCAATGTTTGCACTTTGCTTTAAGAGTAAAGACAAGCTTGTGTATATTTATTCATACGTTAACGCGCTTATGTTGTTCTTTTGCGTTAATATGTTGCTACCAAGCGGCTATTTGTTGATGGCATATTGGGTTTATGACTCTACTATAAACCTATCTGACATAGTAATGGCCTATGAGATTTTTATGGTGGCAACAGGTGCAATTAATGTATTACTCATTATGGTTCATAGGCGTGGGTCTACTTTCAATTTGCGTAGTAATGATAGTCAAGGAGGTGCGAAGTGTCAGAGGAAGTAGCAAAAAAAGTAGAAATACACACGATAGAGATAGGCGCGATTAAGTCGATGTTTGCTGAAACGAGCGCTGAACTTAAAGACTCTATTAAAGCAACTAATGCTCTTACTTCACAACTTGCGGTTTACATTGCAAAAAACGAACACAACAAAGAGCAAATACAGACTATCAAGCTAGACGCAAAGGACATGAGCGCTAACGTCTATAAAAACTCTTTGGCCATAGCTGATATGTATCCGACCGTTATCGCCTTACGTGGCCTTATATGGAAGATTACAGGGGTTATAGTGTTGGGCGGTGGCGGTGTTGCTGCTTTAATTGTTGCAGCCGAAAAGACGCTTATTAGGTGAGTAAATGCTAATTATCAAGCGAGAATATTTTAAGACTTATACAAAGGGTACGTTAACATTGCCCGGTGGTACTGAACTGTTTTCGCTTGAATTGGCATGGTTAGATAACAAGCCGTTTTTCTCTTGCATA